TTTTGGATAAACTTACATATGCCACACCGGTCTTATTGTCTGAACTGATAACCATAATATTAAACGCCAACAGATACAAGTCAAGTAGGCTGGGTGTTAGGAAAACACTGGCCACCAAAGAGACGGTATCTAGAAACATCATAGACTAATGTTACCGAGATTTGCTAGGGGCAAGTTCTCTCCCAAGAATCAAGAGAAATATGTAGGCACTAAAACACCAACTTACAGATCAAGTTGGGAACACGCATTCATGAGGTTGTGTGATGAACATCCAAATGTGTATCAATGGGCGAGTGAATCAATCAAGATTCCTTACCGTCATCCATTTACAGGAAAATATACAGTGTATGTGCCAGACTTCTTTATTGTTTATCAAGATAAGAATGGTAGAAAACATGCAGAGATGGTTGAGGTCAAACCAATGAGTCAAACTACAATGGAATCAGCCGGTAAAAGCATGGCAAAGAAAAAACAGGTTGTGATAAACATGGCTAAGTGGGAGGCCGCTAGTGCTTATGCTAAACAAAGAAAAATAAAATTTAGAGTGGTATCAGAAGAACAGTTATTCCACAACGGAAAACGTAAGTAAATACGACAATGACTAAGAAATTAGAGGACATCTTAAATTTACCAAATGTAAAAGAAGCATTCAAAGAGGTAGATAAGAAAGAAAAAGACAAGAAGATCAAAGAGGCAAATGGCCAACACGCATCAGCAAAAAACTTAGATCCACAGACACAAAAGAATCTACAGAAGAGTTATGCTGAATTTGACAAGGTTGCGGCCGCACTACCACAAGTGAAGGGACTGGGAGAACTGTCCGATCTAGAATTAGACAAATTGGCCATAGAAGCAGAAGAGAGTTACAAGAACTTGATGGATCTGGGCATGAATGTTGACTCCAGATATTCAGGAAGAATATTCGAAGTAGCGGGCAATTTCCTACGTAACGCCATAGACGCCAAAAGCGGCAAGATTGACAAAAAACTCAAAATGATCGAACTACAACTTAAAAAGCAGAAGTTGGACCAGGGCAATAAAGACGGTGGTCCTATAGAGGAAAGCGACGGATTTGTGATATCTGATCGTAACGAATTAATGAAGAAACTACTGAAAAAAGACTAAATATTGCATATGAGCACGTTTAAGGACTACCTAACAGAATCTACTAAGTCGTATGACTATAAAATAAAGATTGCTGGTGAGCCTAAAGACATTGATAAGAATGCTTTAGAAACTGCACTGCAAAAATTTGACCTTGCCAGTATGTCAGCAGGCAAATCTACACCAATCATGACGCTACCGCTTGATTTTCCTGCCTTAAGTAATGAGTCTGTTACAATATTTGACGTGACAACGAATTATCCAGAGTCACCGAGAGTGATGCACGAGTACCTTTCAGACTTATTAAGGATTCCAGCGACACACATTGTGGTGAGAAAACCAAATGAGCCTACAGAAGAATACCAGAACGACATGCAGGTTGCGAAGAAATCAGAATACGCTAACAAACTGCACGATATAGAATACAAGGACGCACCCAAAGTCAACGCAGAAGATTACCATTCTACAAAAGCAAACATGGGTCTATTGAAAGAATTACTTAAAGACAGAGAAGTTAACAAAGATGCTCCAAAAGAAAAAGAGAATTCAATGAGCAAAGAAGAAGTTGGAACACCAAGTCCATTCTCAAAAATTACAAAAGCCCACCCAATAAAAGGAAAAAAATAGTTATGGAAATGATCGACGTGTTAACAAAATTAAAAGAAATAGCAGAAAGCAAACCCGAGTTGGTGAAAGACGCAGTGGAGAATGTTGAGAAAACAAATCCAAAAGCAGTCACAGAAGGTGGCATGAAAGATTATCTACACGACGAAGCAGAGAAACTTTCAAGAGAAGAATTCATCAAGAAACACGGTGAGAGCCTAGCAGGTTTCTGGGACAGCATTAACGGAACAGAAGAAGCAGTTGAAGGCAAGATGCCAGCGGGCCTAAAGGCATACCATGACAAAAAAGCAGGCAAAGAAGAGAAGAAAGAAACTGTGAAAGAAGCAATCCAGATATCAACAGACACTCCACAAGAAGCATCAATGATGATGCAAATCCTAAAATTAGCAGGTGTGCAACAAGTAACACCAGACATGATGGGTGCAGAACCAGAAGCAGAACCACAAGCAGAACCAGAAATGGATCAAGACGATGCCGCGGGTTCAATGGACATGGCTAGGATGAGAGACATAATTAAGAATCCAGAAGACGAGCAAAAAGAAGAAACGTTTGCAAACGAACCTGAAGAGAAAGTTCAAGACATAGACAGTTTAGTAAACAAACACTCAGGTGGACTAAACAGACAAAAGAAAACTCATCCAAGAGTTTCTCCTGCTGACAATCCAATGGCGGCAGAAGACAAGATCACTGAGGAAGAGTTGGCCAACAGCCTTAGAACACAGTATGAAAGTTTCAAAACAGCATATCAAGAAGCGGCAAAACCCGACTTCTTAGACATGGACAAAGATGGCGATAAAAAAGAACCAATGAAGAAAGCCATCAAAGATAAAGAAGCAAAGTAATACTTTTCTATTCTACTACACAGCGTTAAATACTACACTATGGCGTATGTATCATTAGATAGCGACCAAATTAAGAAGGCGCACAAGAAACACAAATACACCAAAGAGCAGGTTGAAAAACTCGAGAAGTGTATGGACGAGAAAACTGGTCCTTTATATTTCATGAAGGAGTTCATGAAGATTCAGCATCCGGTAAAGGGTTCAGTTAAGTTTGAACCTTACCCGTATCAAGAAAGACTAATAGAAAGTTACAACAATTACAGATTTTCAATTGCCATGTTACCCCGGCAAACAGGTAAAACAACCTGTGCGTCAGGATTCCTTATTTGGTATGCCATGTTCCGCCCGGATTCACAAATACTAATTGCCGCACACAAATATGCAGGAGCATCGGACATCATGTCAAGGGTGCGTTATGCCTATGAGATGTTGCCCAGTTGGATCAAGGCAGGTGTCACACAATACAACAGGAACAGTATAGAATTTGACAACGGATCAAAGATAATGGCCACAACGACGACTGAGAACACAGGACGGGGTATGTCACTAACTTTGATCTACTGTGATGAGTTCGCGTTTGTGCAACCACCAGAGAAAGCCAAGGAATTTTGGACATCACTGTCTCCAACATTGAGTACAGGTGGTAAGTGTATGATCACAAGCACACCAAACTCAGATGAAGATCAGTTTGCAATGATCTGGAAAGAGGCCAACAAGAGATTTGACGAGTACGGCAATGACAAACTAATAGGCACAAACGGATTCTACGCCATGAAGGCACACTGGTCGGAACACCCAGATAGAGACCAGGAATGGGCAGACGCGGAGAAGTCCAGGATTGGAGAGGAAAGGTTCAGAAGGGAACACGAATGCGAATTTTTGATCTATGACGAAACACTTATTGACAGTATACACCTAGCAGACATGGAAGCATCGGCTCCTGTAGAGACAACAGGCCAGGTACGTTGGTTTAAACGTCCAACACCAGGACATACCTACATGGTATCATTAGATCCATCGATGGGTACTGGAGGAGATTATGCGGCTATACAAATATTTGAACTTCCAACATTTGAGCAAATTGGGGAGTGGCATCACAACATGACACCAATGAACCAACAAATTAGAATATTACAAAGTATCACAAAACATATCCATGATACCATCATGGAAAAAGATGCAACTGCAAGTCCACAGATATTCTACAGCATGGAGAACAACTCGATAGGTGAGGCCGCTCTGATGAGGGTCATGGACATAGGTGAAGAAAACATACAAGGTATGTTCCTATCTGAACCCATAAGAAAAGGGCATAGAAGAAAGTTTAGAAGAGGATTCAACACCACCGCAAAACATAAAATTGATGCTTGTACAAAATTCAAAGAGTTGATTGAGAATGACAAAATGAAAATAAACTCACAACTTTTAATATCTGAATTGAAAGACTTTGTTGCATCTGGAATGAGCTTCAAAGCAAAGCCAGGCCAACATGATGACCTCGTAAGTGCCTGTTTGTTAATGACACGTATGATGAAAGTATTAGCGGATTTTGACCCTAAAATATTTGAAAAATGGACGGACAGGACCAGTGAGATCACACCTATGCCAATATTTGGATCGTTCACAGGATAATAAATACACTATATGAACCCTAAAAACTCCGAAGATTTATTCAACAAGATAAGATCGCAGTTCTCAAACATCAGACTAGGTGACGAGAACGGTGCCGCTACGGCAGATCCAAGCAGTGCAGTGTTCTTTGAGTTTGAATTCCAAGAAGATGCAGACACATTTGGTAGTGTGAGTATAAGCCTAGCAGATGGTGACAACATGAAAGTGTACTACAACAGGGATCTAGTTAGCAAAATTGACGAGGACAGCAGGAACGAATGGTATGCGTTCTTAAAGGAGTTAAAAGACTTTGCTGTAGAGCATCAAATGAGATTTGACGTGAGGGATATCACTAAAAACAACCTAACGAAGCAGGACTATGAAAATCTTGCAGATACGAACAAAACGGTAAATACTGATGAAATGTCAGAAGAACTAGCAAGAATCACTAAACTAGCAGGTGTGAACGAAGGCCTAACAGGCACTGCGAAACGTTCGTACGAGAACTTAGACAAAACAAAATTAATAATCAGGCACAAAGGCAAGGTTGACGAGACTGTGCCAGGTGCAAGATCAAGACAGATACAATCACTATACATCGAAAACGAAGACGGAGAGAGATTCAAGTATCCTTTGACTCATTTAGCCGGTGCTAGAGCAATGATGAGACACGTTGCTAATGGTGGAAGACCACATGACGAGTTTGGACAACATATAGTTTCAACTTCAGAAGACATCGCTAAACTAAATTCATTCTCAAGATACGTTACAAACAAAGATCAGTTGAACGATAATGCTAGTGACATCATCGAGCAGACTAAATTGAAACTAGAGAACCTAAGAGGTTACATGAAGAACCTTTCTAACCAATCACACTACGAGAACGCAAGTAAGGATTTCAAAACATCAGAAGAACAAATACTAGACGACGAAACTGTTAACAAATTGAGAGAGAAGTTCACCATGAAAAACCTAGATAACAGAGTTGAAGACGCACTACCACTTATAAACAGGATAATGAGTGAACTAGAAGCACCTAAAGAAGAAGAACAAGTTAACGAACTAGAGCCAGATGCAGAACCAATTGATGCACCTGTACAAGCACCAGTGGACCACGGAGCGGTAGTACAGAGTTTCCTTAATGATCCAGACAGCAAACTAGTATTAAGGAAAGACGATTCAGCAGACAAGATGTTGAAAGTTACAAAATTCACAAACAAGAACACTATGTTGAGTTCTATACTGTCAGACATAGCATCTAGACTGTTGACTAAAACGGGTGAAGAAGACAGGGTGGCAAACTTCGCTAGTAGGGTTGCAGATGAGATGGAACAAGAGAATTCAGCAACATTCAAACCAACACCCGACTACATCAAGAACAAGAAAATAGCAGTGCAGTTGGCAAAGAGATACATCGACGACTACAAGAAAATGCAGTCTGAACCGGGATACACAGACCAAGTGAGAATGGATCCTGAAGATTTTAATCCAAAGAAACATCCTAAATTAGACAAGAGAGCAAGAGGCGAAGCAGTTGAATTTGAGGAGTGGGCAGAATCAGTAGCAAACGAATACGCTAAAGAGCCAAAAGATCCTGAAGACAGAGATGCAAAATTAAAAGCGATCCAAGACATACAAATGGATCCAAACACAGCAAAAGATCCTGAACTAATGAAAATGGCAATACAGAGGAAAAAAGAATTAATGCAAAAAGATGAAGGTATGGGAGACAAGATAGCAGACATGGCACAGAGCATGAGCAAAGAGGAATTCATGAGCAAAGCAGATGAACTAGGATTAAGTCAAGAAGAAGCCGCGGAACATTATGAAAAGATGCAGGGCGGTGCACACGCAGGCAAGTTTGAAGGTAACCAGTTTGCACAGGCAGTGCAAAAAGCAAAAGCGGCGGGTATGAAAGCAGGCGATAAATTCAAAGTAGGTGACAATGAATACACACTGAAAGATGCCATAGAGATGGCAGGATTGCCACTTGAAGAATTCTTCTCAGAAGAAGAAATGGAAGTTCCTGAAGAAGCACAGGCTGAAGCAGAAGCGATCAATACAGAATTGGACAGAATCAAGTCGCTGGCCAACATAGCATAATAAAATCTCCATATTACCAATAATAGTAGTAGACAACTGATAAATATAGTTGTATATTATGTACTATATGTCTAATATACATTTAGGCAAACAACAACATAGGCACAATAAAGGAGGCTTACATTATGGCATCATTGGCTGAAATAAGAGCGAAGTTAAAATCTCAAGAAGTGAATCGCTCCACTTCCAACACCGGCGGAGACAACGCCATTTATCCACATTGGAATATAGCAGAAGGATCAGAAGCAGTAGTTAGATTCTTGCCCGATAAGGATACAAACAATACATTTTTCTGGACTGAAAGAAACATGATCAAATTACCTTTCGCAGGTATAAAAGGTCAGACTGATTCTAGACCAGTTACAGTGCAAGTACCTTGCATGGAGATGTATGGCAAGACTTGTCCAGTACTGACAGAAGTCAGACCATGGTTCAAAGACAAGAGCATGGAAGACATGGGCAGAAAATATTGGAAAAAGAAAAGTTACATTTTCCAAGGTTTTGTGACAACAAATCCGTTAGCAGAGGACTCAACTCCTGAGAATCCAATCAGAAGATTTATAATTGGACCTCAGATCTTTAACATTATCAGGGGAGCATTGATGGATCCAGAGATGGAAGAAATGCCAACCGATTACGTGAAAGGTGTTGATTTTAGAATTACTAAGACAACTAAAGGTGGTTATGCTGACTACTCAACATCAAAATGGTCAAGAAGAGAACGTGCATTAGACGAGGCAGAGAGGGCCGCAATCGAAACACATGGTTTACACAACCTAGGTGACTTCAGACCAAAGGAGCCAACTGAAGCAGAAGTAAAAATAATTGCAGAATTATTTGCAAAATCTGTTGAAGGTGAGGCTTATGATCTAGAGCAGTATGGACAGTACTTCAGACCAGCGGGCGTGGCTTACCAAGGTAAACCACAGGCGGCAGTGCCAACAGCATCGGCACCAGTGGCAGAAGCGGCTCCTACAGCGGCTCCGGTAACTGAGAGTGCACCAGCACCACAACCTGAAGCGGCCCCGGCAACGGCGGCTCCGGCAGGAGACAGTGCCAAAAGGGCAGAAGACATCTTGAAGTTGATTAGATCAAGACAAGCAAAATAATCTGACATTTACCAAGGCCTTGATATTGACTATTGAGGCCTTGTGTAGT